GTAGAATTTGCTAATAAAATTAGAGCTTTTACGGAACAATGGCCGAACTGGGTTGGTATTGGGTTCTCAGGTGAAAAAAACTCTGCCAGACACTTTAAATTAACTAATGGGTGTGAAGTTAAGGCGGTTGCCACATCTAAAGATGCCTTACGTGGTTATACCCCCACGATATTAATATTTGACGAGGCGGCGTTTATTGAAGCTGACAGTGATTTTTGGGCGGCTTGTATGGCCTCACTATCTACGGGTGGTAAAGTTGTTGTAATATCAACACCTAACGGATACGACCCGATTTACTACGAAATTTACGACCAAGCACAAAGAGGTATGAACGACTTCAAAATCACGCCAATGTATTGGTTCCGTGACCCTCGTTATACCAAAGATTTGTATATGGTTAAATGTGAGGATATTGTTCATTATTTGTTAAATAAGGAAGAATACCCCAAAGACGTTGTATCACAATTACCCGATGAAAATCCATACGACAGAGATATTGAACTAATTCAAACATATATGGAACAAGGATATAAACCTTGTTCAAGTTGGTTTGAGAGTATGGTTAAAAAACTCAAGTACGACAAACGAAAAGTTGCTCAGGAATTGGAATGTAATTTCTTGGGTTCAGGTGATAACGTATTTGATTCTTTATTAACCCAAAAAATTTCTGAGAATGATGTAAAAGAACCAACAGCCAAATTAATGGGTAACCAACTTTGGATATGGAAAGAACCTGAAAATAATCACAAATATGTGATGGGTGTTGATGTATCAAGGGGAGATTCAGAAGACTTCTCGTGTATTGAAATCATTGATTTTGACTCAAGAGAACAGGTTTTAGAATTTGTTGGTAAAATACCACCCGATGTATTAGCAGAGATTGCGTACAAGTGGGGAACAATGTATAATGCTTTATGTATTGTTGACTTAACGGGGGGTATGGGTGTCGCAACATCAAGAAGATTACAAGAATTAGGATATAAGAATTTCTATTTTGATGGTGTTGATTTAACCAACAAATGGAAATATGACCCTAAACAAAATGAAAAAATACCTGGAATTAATTTTAACTCAAAAAGGGTTCAAATTATCGCGTCATTTGAGGAGGCAATAAGACACGATTTTAAAGTTAGGTCAAGTAGATTATTGGGTGAGATGGGAACATTTGTCTACATAAATGGTAGACCTGACCACCAAAGAGGGCATCACGATGATTGTATTATGTCAATTTCAATGGCGTTGTATGCTGCTGAAGCGGCGTTCCCTTCATTGACTAAGGTGGTTAATCACACTAAAGCAATGATTGATTCTTGGTCCACAACTGTAAATGAACATAAAGATAGTTCACAATATTTTAATCCGTCAATACCACAATTTCCGAATCAACAACAACATAGTAGGAATTATGAACCCTCTAAAAATGATTATGAGAAATATAAATGGCTGTTTGGTTCTCGGTAGTATTTATATTCAGACTAGTTTGAATAATTTTATAGAGTATGGCAGAAAATAAGCAATTTACAGTTTGGCAAAGATTAGGTAGAGCCTTAGGTCCTGACGCGTTAATGAATCAGGATTTTCCTGTATTTAAGTTTGATAAAAAAGAACTTTTAAGAACTACCGATAAAGCCGAATATGAAAAGGAAAAACTCCAAGCAAGACAAACCGCTTACTTGGCAGGACAATTTGCTAAGGTAGAGAATAATTTATACACCCAAGCGGTATACTACCAACCAAATAGATTATCATCTTATTATGACTATGAGTCTATGGAGTATACTCCAGAAATTTCTGCAGCCTTAGACATTTACGCTGAAGAATCTACAACACCTAATGAAGATGGTTTTGTATTACAGATTTATTCAGAATCAAAAAGGATTAAATCTGTATTAGCGGATTTATTTAATAATAACTTAGATATTAACACTAACTTACCTATGTGGACTAGAAACACTTGTAAGTATGGTGACAATTTTGTTTATCTAAGATTGGACCCTGAAAAGGGTGTTGTTGGTTGTGTTCAGTTACCAAACATTGAAGTTGAAAGGGTTGAAAGTGGACTTATGGATGGTTCAGTATCTCCAAACATAGGTAACGATTACACTAAAAATAAAGGATTGAAATTCTATTGGAAAGAAAAGAATATGGAATTCCAACCTTGGGAAATTGCTCACTTTAGATTATTGGGTGATGACCGTAAATTGCCGTATGGTACATCTATGTTGGAAAAGTCCCGTAGAATTTGGAAACAACTTCTATTATCGGAGGACGCGATGTTGATATACCGTACTTCAAGAGCCCCTGAACGTAGGGTCTTCAAAGTATATGTCGGAAATATGAACGACGATGATGTTGAGGCTTACGTACAACGTGTTGCCAACAAGTTTAAAAGAGAACAAATTGTTGATTCTAAAACAGGTAACGTAGATATGAGATTTAACCAAATGGCGGTTGACCAAGATTATTTTATTCCTGTAAGAGACCCTGCAGCGCCAAGTCCAATTGACACATTACCTGGTGCACAGAACTTATCTGAAATTGCAGATATTGAATATATTCAAAAGAAACTTGTTACAGCACTTCGTATACCAAAAGCATTTTTAGGATTTGAAGAAACCGTAGGTGATGGTAAAAGCTTGGCACTGATGGATATCAGATTTGCAAGAACCATTAATAGAATTCAAAAATCTATGGTTCAAGAAATGAATAAAATTGCAATTATTCACTTGTTCCTTTTAGGTTTTGAAGAAGAGATATCTAATTTTGAATTGGGATTAACAAACCCATCAACACAAGCAGACCTTCTTAAGATTGACATTTGGAAAGAAAAAATGTTATTGTATAAAGATATGGTTACTGACCCAGGAAATGGTATTCAACCAACCTCATCAACTTGGGCCAAAAAACATATATTCCAATGGTCTGATGAAGAAATTAGAGTTGACCTACTACAACAAAGACTTGAAAAGGCTGTGGGTGAAGAGCTTAAAAATACACCAACAGTTATTTCTAAAACAGGTATCTTTGATACAATTGATAAACTTTATGGTAACAAACAAGGTAATCTACCAGCAACAGGTCAAGAACCCGCAGGCGAGACTACAACGCCACCTCCAGGTGAAGATATATTCGCAGGTGGAGGCGGTGGTTTTGAGACCGCGCCAGAAGCGGGTGGAGAGGTTCCTCCACCACCGGCACCTGAAGCTGGCGCGCCAGAGTTAGCACCAGAATCCAAAATGGATAGAGATATGAATATCCTTTTAGAGAGTGATATGTATGGTAACAAATTTTTAGATTTAGGTGTTGGACAACAAAGTTTAGGAAAAATGGGTGAAGAACTTGATAAGTTGCTGAATTCGTAATATTTATATGAAAACCCCTAAAAATGACATTTGGACAAATAAAATCGGCAATTGAAAAGAGTCTTGTAGAATCCTACAAGAACCAATCAGACTTTAAAAAAACTTTAAGAGAATTCAAACACAATATTCTTGAAAATAAATCATTTTCAAAATTATATTCTATCTACGATGACCTTTATAAACCACAAGGATTATCTAAAGAAGATGCTGAGTTATTCTTAAATGAAGGTATTGAGATTGTTAGACATTTGGTTACCAAAACTCAGTTACCAAATGGGGTTGGGGTATCTGAAAACGTATATTCAGATTTGGATAATTTAGTTTATTTCAAAAACGTAAATCTATCTGAAAGAGTATTGTCCAAAAAACGTATCATAGAAACTTTAATGAAGAACAAAACTAACGTGAGTGAAACTGTAAAAATTCCATTAAAGTCTATGGTCAATATTGCCAATCAAACAGTTCAATCATATTTGGAAACATTAGACGAATCTACAAAAGTAGAAGTCTTTCATTTAATGGCAACATCTAAAGATGATTTAGAAAAAGAATTCCAAACAATTAAAGAATCTACAATAGAGAGACTAGTTGTCATTTCAGAAAAAGAATCTGAAAAAGATATGAAAACTAAGTTAAATGAAACTATTGAAAAGATTAAATCTGAGAATTTTGATTTAATGAATTATATCAGATTAAAACAATTGAAGGATTCTATTCACCAAGAGTCCTAAGATATTGTTTGTGTTTGGCGGATTCCTTCTGACTTCTCTTAACTACAGATTTCTTTTTAAATTCTTTCAATTCAACTAATCTTTGCATTTGTTTTGTTCTAATAACTTTGGATTTCAAAGTCTTTAGGGCTTTTTCAATATTTGAGTCTACTTTTACTATTAACATATATTATTAAATATGTTTGTTTTGTTGATAATTTTTTAGTATATTTTAAAAAAATAAACGAGACAATAATAGTTGACCTTAATGAAAAAGGGCAAAACAATTACTCTAAATCAATACGACAGTATTAAAAGCTTTTACGGGACAGTTGACGCTAAAGAACTAAAATCAATTTATTTGAATATTCAAACTTGGGTAACCCCAATAAATGAAGATGATAATTGGAATAGGATAGTGTCCATTATGTCAAGAGAGGTAAAACATTCAGTTTTACATTCAATAAACACAGAATTATTCAAACAACATTTTATTGTAGATTTAGACTTAAGAACAAGTGGTATTAGATACAATAAAAAATCATTTATGAATCTTGAAATTAACCTTTTTACCAAACAAGACGGGGATTTCAAATGTAATGAAATTAAAGATTCAGTCAAAAAAATCCTTAAAAGAGTCTATAAGGATAACATTTTAAATAACAATCATTTTAACTTTTCCTCCACCAAAAACTCAGATTTACTCCAAACAATCTATTAATGTATATTTATTTGAAAAAGAATAGATGAAAAATTATTCAGTACTTGGAGCAGGCCAAACAGGAAAAGGAATTCTTATTGAAATGGATGCGGGATACATATCCCCAACTGACCGTCTTAATGAGGCTATAATGAGAGAACAAAAAGAACTTGATTATAGAAACCCTTTTGAGTTTTACGCCGTTTTACAGAAATATGGTGTACCAAATAGAAATGGTAGAGTTTATCCTGAAAGGATTTTAAAAAGAGAAGCTGAAAGATATAAGACAGCAATTAAGAAAGGTTTATCAACATCTGAATTAAATCACCCTGAATCATCACTTATCGATTTAGATAGAGTGGCACATATCATTACTGATATATGGTGGGATAATAATATTTTGATGGGTAAGCTAAAATTATTGACATCACCAGGTTTCCACGAAAGAGGTATCGTATCTACAAAAGGAGATATTGCTGCCAATCTAATGAGACAAGGTGTTACTATGGGTGTTTCATCTCGTGGTGTCGGCTCTCTTAAAAAAGTTGGTGAACAAAATGAAGTTCAAGACGATTTTGAATTAATTTGTTTTGACTTGGTATCTTCACCATCTACACCAGGTGCTTACTTATTCAGTAATCCTGAAGATAGAAATAACTACGAAGAAAACTTAGAAGAAGAAAGAAAGATGAAAGACTCAGATTCTTTGGGTAAGTCTGTTGACTTAATGAAAAAATTAAACGATTATTTAACAAGATAAAAACTTACAATTATGGATGAAAAATATTTTGTTGCAAAAATCGTTTATGAACTCCCCGATGAAAACTCAGGAAGAATTAAAAAAATTAGAGAAGAGAAATTAGTGAGGGGATTTTCAGTCACAGATGTCGAAGCTAAAGTAACAGGTAAATACCAAGGCTTTCAACACGATTGGAGAATTGTTTCAGTATCTGAAAGTAAAATAGACGAAGTAATAGATTAAAAACAAAAAAAAAATAAAGTGGTCAAATCGACCACTTTTTTTTTGCTTTAAATTCTTTAATGGGACAAAAATTAAATTTTTTGTTTTATTGCAGTATTTATAGTAAAAAAATATATGTCCGAAAATAAAAA